ATCAAAAAGAAACTCGAACTCAACGAAAAAGAAAAAGAAAAGTTAAATGATTTTTCTGCGTTGATGGAGAAGGTTGGAACTCCTTCCAGTTCGATAATACCTAAATAGGTTATAAAAGGACAAAACATGGCCACACCAACCTCAAAATCTACATTTAAAGATTATTGTCTTCGTTCACTTGGATTTGGTGTTATTGATATAAACGTATCAGACGCACAGGCAGACGACAGAATAGACGAAGCACTTCAATACTTTGCACAATATCATTATGATGGTATTGAGAGAATGTATCTCAAACACAAGATGACACAGGCAGAGATTGACAGGGCTGCAGAAAACACTACGACCACTGCAACAGATAAAGTTACTGGTAGTATCACTGCTGATTGGTTAGAAGGTAAAGGATTTATTACTATCCCAGAGGCAGTTGTTTCTGTTATACAAGTGTTTCCTTTTGACGATCAAACAACAAACAATATGTTTGATCTAAGATACCAACTTAGATTAAATGACCTATATGATTTTTCGTCCACATCAATCATTCATTACGATATGACAATGAAACATTTGGATTATCTTTCTCATCTATTAGTGGGTGAAAAACCTTTACGATTTAATCAACATCAAAATCGTTTGTATATTGATATGGATTGGACAAATGACATAGCCGCAGATGAGTTTCTTGTCATAGAGTGTTATCGTAAGTTAGACCCAGACACATTTACAGACATTTATGACGATATGTATTTAAAAAGATATGCAACCGCATTGATTAAAAGACAGTGGGGGTCTAATCTTTCAAAGTTCAATGGAGTTGCAATGTTAGGTGGTGTTACTATGAACGGTGAAAACATATACAGTCAAGCAATAGAAGAGATACAAAGATTAGAGGAACAGATACAACTTGCATACGAAACTCCAGTTTGGGGAATGATAGGATAACATGGCAACTAACAGTGTCTTTCACACCAATAACTTAGCTGCTCTTAAAACAGAACAAAATCTGTATAGAGACCTAATTAAAGAAGCAATACAGATATACGGTCATGATGTGTATTATGTTGACCGTACAACTGTTGCGATAGATAATATTTTAGGTGAGGATTCACTTTCTAAGTTTACCACACAACATCCCATAGAGATGTATGTGGAGGACGCAGAGGGTGGGTATGCTGGTGAGAAAGAGATTATGTCTCAGTTTGGTTTGGAGAATCGAAACGAGATTACCTTTGTAGTCAGTAAACAAAGATTTCAAGAGATGGACAGTCAAGTCACTCTTGAAGATGCAACAGATACCACAGGTGGTTCAATACTTTTAGAAGCAGGTTCAATCAATCAATCTGCCTTGTCTGCAACTCTATCCACAGTAACTAAAAGTTTTATATTTAATGAAGATGGTGACAATATTGTCTTAGAGGAAGATAGTACAACTTTCTTATTATCAGAGGAAAGTGGTAGTGAGTTTTATATTCTCATGGACACTGCAACGACAGACGCAGACAGACCACAAGAGGGTGACTTAGTTTATCATCCTATACTTGGAAAAATGTTTCAAGTAAATTTTGTTGACCATGACCAACCGTTCCATCAACTTGACAACAATCCTGTTTACAAACTTAGATGTCAACAGTTTGAATACAGTCAAGAAGCGA